ATGTCGGCAACGGAATCCCAACCGTGTTATTTGCGGCTGTGGACGATTTGATTCTTAAAATTGTATTTGTTTCGTATACTGTACCTACCTCATCACCAGAAAGCGACGACGTTGGTATTTCAATCAATATCGGTTTTGCAATCGCAGGATTAGTTATTTGCGTTGCAAATACAGAAAAAGCACGAACAACTTCGGCCATATATTGTTGAGTATATTGTTCAGGTGGTACAGGAAAAAACGGGACTGGAGAAATTGACATTATCTTCTCCCATCCGGACGAATATCAACACGAGGAATTCCTAGACGCCATAAGACGTTAAGATCTGTTGATTGAATTTTAAAGGTAAAACTCCGTCCTCTAAGTCTTGTTTGATATTGATCTGTATACTGATCTACAGGAACATTTGACGATTTAGTAATAGTGTTTGTTGTCGTAGTCTGTGCAGTTTGACCGGGTGCGTTTTTGGCATTCAATATAAAATTTACCGTGGTATCATCAACGTTTGTCTCTCTGAAATTAAGATCTGGTAAAACACGACTAACAAAAGAAAATTGATTACCATCAGAAATACCAAGGTCTCCTGATTCAATGAAAGAAGTCATTGCCGAACCATCCGCTTTTGCACCAGTTTCATGGTTAAACAAGTAATTATCCGTTCCGGTAGCCACAGGCAGTGAAGATATTCCGCGATCTAGCCATGCTGTTCTATTCAAAGTTCCTACAAACCAAAGGTTTTCTGAGTAATTAAACACAACATATCTATCGTTTTCATCTGAGCTTGAAGAAGGATAAAACCACCATACTTCTGAAAATGAAATATTTGCTCCTGCTACAACCTTATCCGATTGTGCCGTATTAAAATCATCAAAAACATGGTCTCGAACTGTACAAGGTATGCGTTGAACAGCACCTGAATAACCATAAAACTCTGCCGATCCCATCCAATAAACAGCGTCGTCTATACCAACAGCGGCTTTAGGACTTGCAATGCTAATATTACTTGAAATAAGATTTATACCGAAAGTAAAAGGAGGTCCAAGAAACTGCATTGCATAAATAGCTGTATCTGTAAAAACCAGTATTTGCTGTCTTGTTTCAATGGCTTGCATAATTTTTGAACCAGAATCAATTCTTAGATCACCGGCAGTGTTCGTAGTTGTTGGAAACCAATCAATAGGGTTTTCTTGGCTTGAAAATCTTATAAGCATAGGATCTTGAACACCATCACCTTGCGTATCCGAAGAAGCTCCTAATCCATCAGCCCCAAAAGCAATAACGTGGCGATCTCTATCTGATAGTAATACTTGCGCTGCTTTTTGCGGGACAGAGCGAGGAGTGCCAGTTAGAGTAGATAGTTCTATGCCACGAGTAGAAACGCCATTAGTTTTGTCCCAATAAAATATCTGACCATTTCGTTCATTAAAAATTAAATCTTCTCCAAAATTATCATGAGACCATATACGAAGATTTGCGGTGGTGGTCGCCGTCCCGGTAGCGATGCTTAACCCCCATCCGTTAAAGTCATTCGCAGAATCAGCGTTACCTGAAACTAATCTAACTACAGATCCGTCCGCATGGGAGGTAGCCGTTGTTCCTAAATGTCCCCTTGTGCATCCTGTTAGATTACTTGAACTTATACCACCAACCAATACAAGTTCCGTCCCACCTATAAGAACTACATCTGTAGCCACAATACCTGTAACAGAGGTTAGTGTAATAGTTGTGTCACTATCACTTAAAGTTCCACCCTCGTTAAGAGTTGTTTGTAAAGCACCGTTGTTTGTGCCACCAAATAGACCTGCGCCCCAACCTGTACCATCAACTGAAGAATTAAGACCTGTTCCTATCTGATACGTGCCAACCGTACTTCCACCACCGTTACCTGTGTCACTACTATTTGCGGTTACCGTTGTTGCGTTTAAACCACCTGTGATTGTAATACTCTCAATAGTGCTAACAGTACGCGCAGATATTTTATAGGAGTTACCATTGATAATTTCAGTGATTTGATATTCTTGATTTAAAACATTGGCAGTAATGTTTCCGCCTAAAGAAGCCGCTCCAGAAAAGGTTACAAAATCATTTACAACACAACCATGATTTACATCTGTTACAGTGATTACAGCAGAACCGTCTGTTGCAGAAAAAGTTACATCTCCCGCTGCCGTTGTTAGTCTAATAGGTGTTACATCTTTGAAATCTGTACCTTGTTTAATGTAATACTTCTGCTCTGTACCAACACCTAAAAACTTTTCACCGTTCAAAGCAACCCATTCATGAAGTCCACGACAAAGACCTAAAAAAGCTTTGGTAGAGTTCTTTTCCCAACCATTAAGCTTTTCTGGATAGCCAAAACGAAACCTAATTTTATCACAATCAACCCAACCATTTTCTTCTGAATATGGTGTAATCTCTTTGTTTATTCCGGGCTTAAATCGTAGGTCTGTGTAAGGCATAATTTATTTCCAATGTGCCCCCGCTAGTTTCATAATTGTTGATCCAGCATTTTGGTTAGTAGCAGGATTATTTTGATCAGCTCTGTAATTTGTAGTGCCAGAAGAAGCTCCCTGATCTCTCCAAGAAAAGTGATTTGTCGCACTTTCTAAGTCTTCTTGATATAAAAGATCGGAGTTATCTACTGTCACACTATCGGCGGGGCTAGTATCTTCAGTTAGGCCTGCACCAATAGTCACGCCATTATACTGAGTAGAAAGCGAAAGAGTTGCCTCAAAGCTACTTGAACTATTATTTTGAACCGTTCCTGTTGAATAAGGGGTAGCACTGTTATAACCAGTTATTTCCCAAGCATATAAACGTGACCTGCCGCTCCCACCATTACCTTGCACGTTTCTTGTGCCAGACAAAGTTGTTTCTAAATAATATATTGCTACTGTTCCTTGGTTTTGCCACACATTAGAGTTAGTACTTGGCCCATCAAGATGGGGTCCTTGTGTTAAGTTAGTACCACCAACACTAACAAATGTATTATTCTTTCCTGCTAATGATAGCGCAATAACAATTATTTTGTTTCCAGTACTAAAATTTAACCACCCATCAGGAAAACCATCACTTGTTGTTTGAAGATGTCCAATGTATGTAGCTGTGGGCGCGCTTGCAGCTACACCATAATAAGCATTAAAGGCATTAGTTGCTCCAGAGGATAAACCAATTAAACCACGGATATCCGCATCATTTAGAGAAGCTGAAGTGCCAGAAGAACCACCTGCCTCAATATGAATTTGATTTAAACTAATTGCGCCACTACTTGGAAGCGTCATTTTTAAGTTCCTCAACTTGGGTTTTTAAATCTTTTATAGCTTCAACCAAAACGCCAACAAGATTGCCATATGCAACAGACAAATATTCCCCACCTTCAAAGACTGCTTCAGGAATAACTTTTTGGACCTCTTGAGCAACAACGCCAGTGCCGCGTTCTCCGTCTTTATTAAAGAAAACACCCCTCAAGTTAGAAACTTTTTCTAGCGCATTATCTATAGTTGTAATATCTGATTTTAACGCTGCATCTGAATACGCAGTTATGTTTCCAGTAGCAGTAAAATTACCACTTGATGTGTCGAACGTGAAACGTGTTGCGTTACTATTATTGCCGTCTCTAAAAATAATGTCATCGTCGGCGTTCATGTCAAAATACAAATGTGACCCGTTATGATAAATCTCAGCGTCATTGCCTGTGCCAAAATCTAAATGCACATTATCGTTGAATTTTACCTGACCTGTTACAGTGCCTCCTGAAAGAGAAAGTTTTGCGTCTAATTGCGTTTGGATAGAACTAGTTACACCATCTGTATAGTTTAACTCAGCGGTTGATGCTGTAACACCGTCCATTTTATTTAGTTCGGCAGTTGTTGCTGTAACACCATCTAATTTGTTCAATTCACTAGTTGAAGCGGTAAGGCCATCGAGCTTATCAAACTCTGTTGTAGTAACACCTGTTGCTCGTAAATCTTTTGCATAATTTAGATCAGCCGCAACGCCGGTAAACCCTTCAAACGCCGATGCTGTGATCGAAAGATTTTTAACTGCCGCTCCACTTCCCGCACCATCTGCAAGAACAATAGCGCCCGTAGAAGCTACTATATCAACATTGCTGCCAGAACCTTGAGAAATGGTAACAGTTTGGTTTGTGCTATTTAAAAACAGGTACACTCGTGCATGGTCGTTTTGTGCAAGTGTTACTGTACATGTGCCGCCGGGAGTTCCTGTGAACTCAATAGCTTTATAATGTCCATTTTCGGCGGCAGACGGCTGATTAGACAAAGTTAATGTATACGATGTTCCTGTTAAGGCAATCTGAACAAAACCGTTTGCAGCCCTTTCAATGATTTGAAGGTTTACATTCGTGCTTGAACCCCATGTGCCTGCCTCATCACCTGTCGTGATAAGTTTTACGCCATTAATATCTGTATATGTTGCCATCGTGAACCCGCTAGATTGTTTGTTCCAATATACGTTTAAAAGTAATTTTAAGCAAGGTCTGACCAATTAGGTGTTTGAGAAGGGGTAATAGCCGAATAATTAGGAGTTTGAGAAGGGGTTATAGATGAATAATTAGGAGTTTGAGAAGGGGTTATAGATAAATAATTAGGAGTTTGGGAGGGAACAATATTTGAGTAGTTTGCTGCCTGATCTGGAATTACTAGCCCGTAAACAGTTTCTATACCTAACTCTAGTTTTACACTCAAACCAGATACACGGAACCCTTGCACTAACGTAATATCTTGACCTGTTAGAGTAAAACTTCCATGATCCGCTATTAAGTTGAATACTTTTTTTAGTGTTACATCTTGTCCAGTAAGTGTAAAGCCTGCAGCGCCTACAATCTCCGATAAGGATAAGAAAACATCTTGGCCCGTGAGCGTGAAGGAGCCTGCGTCTGCAGAAAGATTGAGTGCTTTATTAAAATCTGCAACTTGACCTGTAAGTGTGAAAGAACCTTGGTTTAAGCTTGCACTCTTTGAAAAGTTTATATCTTGACCTGTAAGTGTGAAAGAACCTGTGCCAAATTGATTTGCAAGAAGTAGACCTATATCTTGCCCAGAAAGCGTAAAGCTTCCTTGGTTTAAACTTGCATTTAAAACTATGTTAATATCAACAGTTTGACCTGTAAGGGTAAAGCTACCATGTTCGGCGCTTAATGTTATGCGCTCCCCATCATCTCCTGTATCTGCTAAAGGAGCGGCTGCTAATGGAGAAAAGCCTAACATTATTCTATTGTAACCCCTTTTATTGGCTGAAAGGCTTTTATTTCATCAGGCGTACTTGCAGCATCCAAGTCAGGATGAGCAGGGCAATCCCTCAGTCTTTGCTTCTCTGTAACTATCGCTGATGTGTCTGCACCTGTTTCAAGTGCTCTCATAAAGTCTGCATCTAACTGTAGGAATACCTTTGCTCTTTCTTCACGGATTTTATCACGCCATATGTCTCTTGCTTTGGGCATATTTACAGAGATGATAGAGCCTTCAGCGTTTTCCCAAGCCTCTCTAAAGGTGCGTTCGGCTTGATAAGTATAGTCAGCAACAGCGTAGTTATTGGCACCTATAGTCGTAAAGACTTCACCTGTGTGTGGTAAATCAGCGTCTTTATATATTTCGTCATCATTATTATCGCTCAATTCATTATCGTTCATCATTCATTTCCCATGCATCTCTAAATGTTCGATCAGACCACACTTGATCTTTTCTTACGATTTTAAACATTGGCCGGTTATGCTCTTTAGCCCAACAATCTCTAGGCAAATCTTTTAGACATAAGTACATAATCGCTTCCTTTTCAGTTAGCGGTCTCGTTCTTTTTGCAGTCCATTGACTGTTGAAGAGATCCTCAGAGTGTTGGAATGTCTCTTTGTTTTCTGCCGCATTCCATTCATCTTGAAGGCGCCAAGGTATATCAATGGGCATGACGCCTTCAGTCATTGCAGATTTCATCCAACGCCTTGATGGGACTAAAACAGCCAAAGGACTATCAAGATCATTTGGATCTTGAAATATGACCCTATATTTATCCTCTACTTCCATTAGTCACCAATGAAATAGTGTCTGGAGAAATCAACATCAATGGCACCACCACTAGACATAACTGAGTGACGAACTCGGGAAGATGAAGTTGTATTTGATTGATAAGTGCCGGGGCGAGCAACGTTACTTGTAGTATTCTGTGTACCACTATTTACGGACGAGTAAGTTGTGTTTGCCATATTGAAACTGAAGTTTTGTGTGTACTTCCCTGTCCCATTATCTGCGACTGTGCTTATTCCGTTGTCATCTCTAATATTAACCGTTCCAGTTCCATCAATGTTTGACCATTTGGCTTTGTTGTTTGAAACAGTTCCGCTGACTATAAGGTTATTTGCTATAGTGGTATTTGTGTTATTAACTTCGAATCTTTCAGCACCGCCAGTAACCACTCTGAATTGATCATTTGCATGAAACTGAATGTAAGTATTTGTATCAGAAACATGGGCGCAAATAGTACTAGGAGACTGAAACCCACCATCAGCCCTTATGATCCTTGGGGTGTAAATGTTCTTAGCAGTTTCCTGATTGATACGAAACCAAGTGGTATCCTCAGCACCAATTTCACCTATTCGGGTAGATCCTACATAGAATTGTAGGTGATCACTTACGTTGTTATCGGCTTTATAAAGTTTTAGCTGATGATCTGCTGAAGTAGTGCCGACAGTCACGTCACCGTTAAATGTTGTGGCGTTAAGAGTTGACGGTATATCACTTGCAGATATAGATATGCTTGCGTTAAGTGTGCCTGAAACAGTCATATCACCAAGAGCGCGAACATGACCATCTGGGTCAATTCTCAATCTCTCAATATTAGGTTGGTTTTTGTCAGTGTTTATGGGCTTAGTGTAGAACTGTAATTTAGAACCATCATCACTAGTACCTGTTGTCTCTGCTGACCTTGCTACAATACGAGCAGCACTGTCAGTTGTGTTTTGGCTTACGGGTGGATCATAACTACCATCTGTGTGTCCAAAGTTAATAGTGCCAAGAATATTGTCATTAACAGTGCTTGTGTCGTTTCTTGTAAGAAAGAAATCAGCAGAGTACCCAGTAACCGTTGATTGAAAATTAAAAGTACCTGTCTCTTGGTTTCTAAAATCAAAATACCCCGCAGAATTCCACTGAATGTAAGCCTTGTCCGTCGAACCCTCTTGCCATCGAATATAAGGGACACTAGCTCCATTTAAGATGATTTTTTCGGCGGTGCTACCTCCAATAGTCAAGGTTCCTGTTATCGTGTCAGCTACGTCACTTCTACAAAATTGATCACTTGTTAATCCTGAAGTATCTGCCCGGACCAAATCTTCATTAGCCGCCGAAATAAAAACTTCAACATTAGATCCAGACAAATCAAGAAGTGAGCCAGTAGAGCTTTCAGTAAGTGATCTGGATAGGGTAGTTCCAGAAGCCGTATAGGTTCCTGTTCCTATTTCAAAATCTGTTCCATCTGTAATAACGTAACGAACAACATCACCATTAGAAATACCACCATCAGCAAAAGTTTGAAAACCGTCAACTGCGCTACCTAATGTAATAGTGCCTGTGCCCGTTGTGCTTGTACTTACTTTAACTCTATTCGCTAAGACATTAGCCATTGATTACTCCTATGCGATCTGAATAACTCCGTTACTTGGGCTAAAATCTAAAGTAAAAGTGTCACCGTTGTTAAGTGTTATGCTTGTCCCATAATCATAATACCCAATAAGGGGATCTGCGGTTACAGTGTCATTAAATATGTATATGTATCTAAATGGACCCACCGTGCCACTAGCAGTAAGTGTTAAATCGGCTACAACAAGTTTATATGTTCCACCTGTTTGCGAAGAAGAACTTGTTGTTAAATTTCTAGTGGAGCAATTAGAGTAATCTATCTGTGTTAAATTAGCAATTACACCACCAGAATCTCCCGCAGGATTTGTAGATTCAGAACCGGGGGCAGTATTGGTCAAAGCAACAGCAAGTTGATCTGATGCTAAATCCATGTCGTGGACTGCATTTTCCACAAATTTATTTACTTTAACGAAGGATGCCATCTTTAATCTCCTATGTTATCCTTAGAATAGCGCTGCTTGCGTTCGCTATTGGAAATTGTATTTCAAAGGTACTGCCTGACGCAGATCTATCACTTCCAAAATCTAACACAGCGACAGCGGCTTTGGAAGAGTGCGAATCATTATATATCAAAGCACCCCTTGCAGTAAAAGTTGCGTTTGTCCATGAAACATTATCAAAATCAACCATTGCTGTTGTTCCACTAGACTTTGGAAAAGTGGAAGCCACTGTTAAGGAAATCCCTCCTGCAGTATATGCCGATCCAGAAGTATTGGAAATTTCATTAGAAGTGCTATAAGTGGTGGTAGATGCATCTAGCGATGCTGAACTTGTATAAAGCGCAAGTTTAAATGTGTGTGAATCAAAATCATGTTCTGCTTTGAAAAGCTCAACTTTAAATGAAGTGCATGTCGTTTGTGTAATAGCCATTATGCTGCCTTATTGTTTTGGAAGATTAACGCGCCCAACGCGATATTCTTGTGTGTTTTCTTTTGATTCACCTAACAATTTCAACCCGATTAAACTTTCTTGAAACCTTTTATCATATAAATTCAGAATATCAGCCTCACCTTTCATAAATACATAAGCTTCTATTAAAGACCCGTAAAGAAGTGTTAATTCAGCATTTGTACTTAACCAAGTAGTTCCTGATCCGGCACCTGCCGTTAAACTATTTGGACGATAGAAATAATGTAGCTCTACTGTTAAGTTTTCATTTGGGGTCGGTCCCAAAATAAAGTTTTCAAGATCAAATACAGAATAATATTTTGGAAAATCCAAAATGCTTTCGTCCGGATGATAACTTTGAACAAAACTTACATCTTTAAACTCGATAAAGCGAACACTTCCTCCTTGTTTAGCAGACAAAGAAAAAGGTGCTAAAAAATCTGTCGGTTTTGCTAAAAACTTTGTTCCAGAGGTAACAGACCCTGTAACGTTCTTTCTAAAAAGATCTAACTGAACAGTTTTTAAAATTCTTTCTTCTGCGGATTTTATAAAAGTATCCAGTAAACTAACAAAAGTTGTTTCTGTGTTTTCAGTATAATCTTGAATAGCTTGTTTAAGTGTGTCTTTTGTAAAACTCATGGTGTGTTCGCTTGGCCTCCCATTCCGCTATGGTTGGTGCAATAATAATATAAGGTTGGCGCAGAAGATGCTACAACAATTTGGGTGTAAGCGCCCGCATTGCCGGGCGTCCCGTTTGTTGTAACGCCGGTAGTGTATTCCGAACCTCCTCCATGTGAACCGTCTGAGGT